CGAGTTCAGGCGATGGAGCAAAGCTTGCGAGTTCAGGCGATGGAGCACAGCTTGCGAGTTCAGGCGATTACGCAAAGCTTGCGAGTTCAGGCGATGGAGCACAGCTTGCGAGTTCAGGCAATTACGCACAGCTTGCGAGTTCAGGCGATGGAGCAAAGCTTGCGAGTTCAGGCGATGGAGCACAGCTTGCGAGTTCAGGCGATTACGCAAAGCTTGCGAGTTCAGGCGAGTACGCAGTTATTGCCGGAATTGGACGATGTAATACAGCAAAGGGGAAGAAAGGCAGTTGGTTAGTTCTCGCCGAATGGGTGTACAACGATATAGAAGAAAAATATGTCCCCGTTTGTGTTAAGGCGGCACAGATAGACGGAGTGATAATCAAAGAAGACACATTTTATAAACTTGAAAACGGAGAATTTAAGGAGGCATAACATGAAATACTACACAATTAACGAGGAAGCAGCGGCAAGAGCTAAAGAAATGTATTCATTTTTTGAATACAAGCACGGTACGAAAACAGCTGAATACAAATCCGAGGTTGACGAAGCATACAGCTACGCTGAGTCACTGCCGGAAGAAGTAAAAGAAAAAGGGCTTTATATGGCTGACAAGTACGCACAAAGGCTTGCAGACTGGTACAACAAGCAGTTTACAATCGATATGCGTTGCCCGTCGATTATGATTGCAGGCGGCACAAATTTTCCAGTTCGAAAGAAAGAAAAACAGGTTGCCGCATTAGACAAGCATTACGCCCTTTACGGCGAGCTGCAAGATTACAAAGAAAAAATCAAAAAGCTTGCGAATTCTGCAAACATAATCAAGTCAAGCGATTCAGACGCGATTGATAAGCTCAAAGCGAAAATTGAGAAAGCTCAGGAGTTGCAGGCGACTATGAAAGCGGTAAACGCTTATTACCGAAAGCACGGCACTTTGAAGGGCTACGGCGACGGAGAATATGACAACGTCACTATTGATAACATGTATGGTGTACCGTTCCCTTCTTATTGTTTATCCAACAACAATGCAAAGATCAGAGCAGCGAAACAGAGAATAAAAGAGCTTGAAGAAGCGAAAGCCTCTGCACATGGGGAGGATATCGAAACAGGAATAGAGGGGCTAAAAGTCGTTGAAAATACCGAAGCAATGCGCATTCAGTTCATTTTTGACGATAAACCCTCGGCAGAAGTAAGGGATGTGTTGAAAAGCTACGGGTTCCGCTGGGCACCGAGTTATTCAGCGTGGCAAAGGCATTTAAATTCAAACGGAAAATATGCTGTGAAAAAAGTGCTTGAAATTCTGAAAGATACAAAAATGGAAGATTAATCAATTGGATATAAAAACTTAGTTTAAGATGTGGAATGACACAGGAGGAATTAAGGATGAAACCGACTGAAAAGCAGATATCATATGCAGAATATTTAGCAAAAAGGATGTGTCAAGAATTACCGAAAGTGTATACTAAAAAAGCCTATTCAGATTTTATTGAAAAATGGAAACCGATAGTAAAGCACGAGGATGAAGAAATGAATGAGCCGGATGCTTGGCAGATGGCTTATATGTGAACAGGATGGAATGAAGCATTGACGTGTGTGAAACTGAAAGATACAGCAAAGGAGGTGGTTTAAATGGATATAAAAAAGCTAAGGGTAATGTGCGGTATGACGCAAACTGAATTTTCAAAAACAATAGGGGTTCCATTAAGAGCCTTGCGAAGTTGGGAGCAAAGCGGTAAAAATCACCGTGAATGCAAAGAATGGATTTATAACCTTATCATTTATTATTTGAGCAAAGAAGGATATTTGGAATAAAAAAACAACCTGCGGTGTAGCCAAACCGCAGGTTGTAAAAAGAAAGGAGCACTTGTTTAATAAAACAAGTGGTTGTGTTTATATAGTACCATAGACAAATAAAATTGTCAAGCTAAAAATCAAAATAAATATTGACAAATAGTCAAGAATATAATATAATTATATATAGGGGGAAACCCTTAAAAAAGAAAGGAGATAACACAATGACAAAGAAAGTGTTAAAAGAACAACAACAGGAAACAAGGGAGATTGTTAAGCAGATATTTAATCTCGCGCTTGCGATCAACCCAAACGACACCAAGCAAGACACAACCGGCAATAAACCGACCGTAACTGTCAGATTTAGCGGAACTATCGCAGGCGTTGAGGTTAAGATTTATCCTACCGGTTGGGACGCCGGCGCATTGCCATACCCCCCGAGTATCTCATATTTTATCTACCTTGATGATGAAAGTTTTACCGCATGTGTAGACGAATACGAGCCGTATCCGGAAGAGAAAGAGTGCAAACAGTTATCAGAGGCGAAGGCTGCACTTGCTGAGCTTCAAAAGATAGCCGATAAGTGGGGTGTTGATTATGTGTGATATTTGCAGGAGAAACCCTTGTGCGCCGGCTTGCCCGAACGCTGAGCCTGAGTTATTCTGTTCGCGGTGTGATGAGAAAATAAGAAAAGGCAGTAAATATTTTACCGCAATAGATTATAATCACCGCTGGGCGGCGTTCTGCTCGGAAGATTGTTTGAAAAAGCATTTCGATATCGAGGAGGAAGAAGCATGACTTTATATGAAATGACCGCAGCTCAGAAAGAGCTATACGAGCTCATGACGAGCGGTGAAATAGACGGAGAGGCTTATGCCGATACATTAGAGGGTATCGGCATAGCCGAAAAAATAGAAGGCTACTGCGTTGTAGAAAATGAGCTTGCAGGCGATTTACAGAAAATCGAATCCGAAATCAAGCGGCTGACCGCAAAGAAAACAGCGATTGAAAACAACATCAAAAGGTTAAATCTGCGGCTAGGCGATTGTTTGTACTCGATGAACACGACAAAATATAATGCGGGCACGTACACGGTATACCGCAGAGAAACACAACAGATTATTATTGATGATTTGCAGAAAATCCCTGCTGAGTTCTTGAAAACAAGGGTGTCGGAAACGCCTAACAAAACTTTGATAAAAGAGAGCATAAAAGCAGGAAAGGAAATTGCAGGCGCTCATTTACAGACAAATCAAAGTATTACAATAAAATGAGGTGATTAAATGAAATTCAGACCTTTGAAGGCAAGCGAAATTGATTGCCGTGTTGCAACTATAAACGAAAAGGGGCTGACGCTCCTGCTTTATAAGGACGCGCGAGTCGATATGAATATCCTCGATGAAACTTTCGGTGTGACCGGTTGGCAGCGTAAACATGAGATTATCGGCGGTAACTTGTACTGCACAGTGTCGATCTGGGATTCTGAAAAACAGCAGTGGATATCTAAGCAGGATGTAGGAGTTGAGAGCTACACTGAGAAGGAGAAGGGGCAGGCGAGCGACAGTTTCAAAAGGGCTTGCTTCAACATCGGAATCGGCAGGGAGTTGTACACTGCGCCATTCATTTGGATTGGCGCAGATAAATTCCGGCTAACTCAAAAGAATAACAAATACACAACTTACGATAAGTTTGTAGTATCTTCAATCGAGATTCAGGACGGTGTCATTACTGATTTGGCAATTGTAAACGAGCGTACAGGCGTTATCGTTTATAAAATGCGCGCAAACGGGCAGAGATTAGCCGAGAACGAGCCAAAAGCAAAAACCAATGAAATTATATGCCGTAACTGTAAAAAGCCGATACAGGGCAATATAGGCAAAAACGGCGTAAGTTACAGTCCAAGAGAGATATACAACATGACACAAGGACTTTGTACTGACTGTTATAAGCAGTTCAAGGCAATGAACGGAGGAAAACAATGACGAACAACATTGATTTTTGTGGAGCAAAACAGGAGAATAAGCCATCGGAGCAAAGCAAGGAAGTGCAGACGCCACAGCCTGACCCATGGGCTGAGTTGTCAGGGTTGGCTGATGAAGATTTGCCATTCTGAGGTGAACTATGATTTTTCGTGTAAACAAGACCAGTGACTATGTTGTTATGAGCAATAGGCATTTTCGCGAAAAAAACATGTCACTCAAAGCGAAAGGGCTGTTATCGGAAATGCTGTCGCTCCCTGATGATTGGGATTACTCAATCGCAGGGCTTGCGGCTATCAACAAAGAATCAGTTACAAGCATAAAATCAGCATTGGCAGAGTTACAGGATTTTGGCTATCTGATTATAGAAAAATTCTATCCTGACAAGTCAAGCTCCGGCAGGATTGAATACGTTTACAACGTGTATGAATATCCCCAAAATCAAGTAGTTGATAATCAACCTATAGAAAAACAAGAGATAGAAAAACAAGAGGTAGAAAATCAACCTCTTGAAAATCAATCGGTTGAAGATCGCATGCAATATAATAATAAAAAACAAAATATTAATAATAAAAATATTAATAAACAAAATATAAAAGATAGAGTCGAAGAGTTCAAACTTCTCTTCAATGCGATTTGTGTTTCATTGCCGGAAGTCAGGTTGCTAACAAAAGTAAGGGTGGCGCATATCAAAACGCTTTTGTCAACTTTAGAAAAAGCAGGATTAACAACAATAGATTATTTGAAAAAAGTTGAAAGTTCTGATTTCTTGACAGGCAGGAGCGGACAGTGGAGAGCGACTTTTGATTGGATAATCAATCCTTCAAATGCTGTAAAAATAATCGAGGGCAATTATTCAGGCAAGGCTAAAGCAAATAGCTCATATGATATTGATGAGCTTGAAAAAATCAATACGTTGGACGAAGTTTGATAAATGCAGATGAACAAAAACTAAAGTTATAACCGCACCGTTTTGGCGAGGCGACAAGCCTCGAAATTTCCTTTCTTTCATTTATCACCTTGGCAAGCGGCAGTAAACGCGCTGTCGCTTTGCCAAAGCGGTGCGGAGAGAGGAAAGGAGTAACAACAAATGAAAGCAAGAATACCGCTGCCGAATGATTTAAAATCGGCAGTAAAAACAGAAATAGCGGCTGAGTGGAAGAAAATCCAAAAAGAAAAAGCCTTGGAAATGGCTCAGCGGTGTTTGAAAGTTTACCTTTATGTGTTAAACAGAGATTACGGATTTGGCAAGAAACGGTTGACAGATTTCTATAATCGGTGCGGTGAATTTATGGCAACAGCCGACGACAATGAAGTATTTTGGGAGCAACTCGACAAAGTGATTATTGACACATATGGTTTTAGCGAGCTCGGCAGGGATTACACAGATCGTGGTAAAGCAATAAGATAGTAGACATTCAAGGAAAGGAGAACACAACATGATAGGATTTATTATTGGCGTTTTTGTAGGCGTTGTTATAATGGCGCTCATGGCTGCGGCGAATGGAGGGGATGAAAAATGATGTTATTTATGGCAGACCAGCAAGTCAAGCACGACGGTAAGATGTGGGATATCGAAGAAATGACCGAAAAAGGCGGTCAGACCATTGTACACCTCAAACACGGCGACGATCGCGCAGAGGTAGGAATTGAAGAATTGGAGGCAGAGCAGTGAGGGATTTGGAATTTTGGCGGCGGTATGCGGAGGTAGGAAATAATGATTATAAAAACATGCGATAAATGCGGAGGTAAAATAAATATAAACCCTGCGTCAAACGTAGTATTCCCGTCATTTGTAATCAGGAAACTGGATAATTTTATAACGGGATGGCAGCCAGTTGACTTGTGCCCAAAATGCGAGGAGAAGTTAAACGGGTGGTTAAATCAAAAGGAGGCAACGGAATGAGAAAAATATTATTCCGTGGTAAACGGGTTGGTAACGGCGAGTGGGTTTACGGGTATTATGTGCCAGTTTGCTTTGGGCGATTCCCTTGCAAACCTGCTATTGTACCAGAATCAGATGGTGCATGGGAACCGATAGCGGTTAAGAAAGAGACCGTCGGGCAGTATACAGGCTTGACCGACAAGAACGGCAAGAAGATTTTTGAGGGGGATATTTTGAAAATAATTCAAAAATATCAGTCCCCATTTGACGATGATACGAAAGAATATACAGATATCACTACTGATGTCGTATTTTTTGATGATGAAGGCTTATGCTTTTCTTACGGAAAAAGCCCCTTTTTATGCGTGGTTGACAATGTTACAGTTGAATATGAAGTCATCGGCAACATTCACGACAACCCCGAAATGCTGGAGGTGACAAAATGAGCCTGATAATTAAAGGCATGGAGCTGCCGCAACATGCAGCCGTTAACGGAGAGAAGGACACCGCATACAAGCGTTATCCCATCATTGAAATCCCCACACCGCACGGAGATTTAGTTGAGCGAGATGATTTGACCGACGAAATCAATAGAGTTACGTTTGCTGAGAGATATGATTACAATGTTGCGTATAACATAGTCACAGAAGCCGAAACAATCATCGAAGCGGAGGTGAGCGAGTGATGGCAACTTGTAAAGATTGCGTACATGTTGAGGTGTGCTGTTCGTATTTATCTATCGCATATAATAAATGCAAACTTGCTACACCTGATTTTAAACTATTAAAGAATATTGAGTGTGACGAATGTCACTACTTCAAAGACCGCTCCCGGTTCGTGGAGTTGTCACATGCAGAATGGGTTGAAGATGAAGATATGTATGGCGATCCTATTTATCGTTGCTCTAATTGCAATGAACATTTTGTTTTAGAGGAAGGAACTCCGACCGATAATTGTTATTCTTACTGTCCAAATTGCGGTGCCAAAATGGACGAACAAGCCTTGAAGGAGCGTGAAAGCAATGCTTAAGCCGGCACTCTTATATACAAATGAGATCACAAGAAAGTTTGCCGAATACCTATACACAACGGACTATTTCTACTATTGCGGATATTACTGCGGGAACAGTTTGCCGAAGATCGAGGAGGAAGAAGATCTTTATCAATACGCAATCGTTGATAGTACTGATAATGTCATTGGATTTCTCAGATACAGAGTCAACGATTATAACGACACCGCGCAAGATTTCGGACTTTTCTCTTTCGATAAGGGTAATCCGCTTTTAGGGCGCGACTTGTTTAGTAAGCTCGAAGAGCTTGTAAAAAAACACCACCGAATCGAGTGGCGCGTGGTAGGTACTAACCCCGTAAAACGCCATTATGATAAATACTGCAAGCGTCACAATGGGTACATACACCATTTTCACGAAACGACAAAGGACGAAAAAGGTAACTACATAGATAGCTACTTGTACGAAATCATTAATCGGAGGTGTTTCAATGCCGAATGATATCACACCCGAGTCCGCATTAATCAAATTGAACCGTATCCGCACGGACAAGGGCGAGCGCCCGCCTGAGATCGATATGGCGATCAGGGCAATCAACTGCTGTATGATCAAGCGGAAGCCGGTTGACGGCGGAAAGCCATTACTAAAATGCCCACCTGTGGCATGTCAATTGATGAGTTTGATTCTGAGAGCTATTGTTTTAACTGCGGGCAGGCGCTTGACTGGACAAATTAACCCACAAAGCACCGCGCCTCTGCTTTTAATAATCATTCATACAATTTCTGCAGCGTGCGAATACATACCCTCGGTGCGGCGAGGGGTGGAGGTGAAAAAATGATAAAAAAGAAAAAATGTAGAGCGTGCGGATTTAAGTTCCGACTTGAAAAAGAAAACAGGTATTTAGTGCGGAGAGGCTCTTCTGTTGTTGGGGCATTAACCGAAAAACCTACGATATTTGAAATGTTTGACTGCCCACAATGTGGGTGTCAAAATGCGGTAGGTATTTACGAACAGCAAATTGTCGAAGAAAAATAATAAAAAAGAAAGGATAATCAAAATGGCAGAAAAAGTTGTAATTAAAATTAAAAAAGTAAACGGGGAAAATGTTATCAGAATCAAAGGGAACCCCGAAAGCAAGTACCACATTAACCTGATGGCGCAGAAGCTGAGGCTTGGAGAAATCAAGCCGACAAAGATGTTGAGAATAAAGAGGTTTTTTAAAAAGCTCAACCGGGTTATTAAACAACTTGCCGAGGAGATTTGCAACCAGCCTAAAGCTGATAGGATAAAACCGCCGATGATGGCGGAACAGATACAGCCGAATATATATCTGGATTTTAAGGAGGAGGTGTAAATATGAAAGACTTTATCGTTATTGAAAAAGGCAAAAAAGGGAAACGAGAAATCGGACAATTATACAAAGGGAAAACAGTCAGAATCTCGGTTCAAAAAGCAGGGAAAAAAGATGACGGAAGCCAAAGAGTAAGAGCAAGCATTTTCTTCTACAATGGGGCTGCACGTGTTATATCAGACTCAGGATACATTTTGATGAAGTACTCCGTAAAGGATAACCGACTATACTTTGAGGATTCGCCGAAGAGCGCTGATTCATACAAGATATCAAAATCTGCAAAGGATAGGATGTTAAGTGAATGCATAAGTACGAGTTCAAAATTGCTTGACTGGGATATGATTGAAGGTGTATACAAACTTGTATACGATTATGACGAACAGTTGTATTATATTCAGTTTGGAGTAAACGCTGAGCGGTGATTCAAGATGAGCTTGATTTATAAATATTTAATCAAAGCGATACCGCCAAGCAACAACAAGTTTATCGGGAAAAATCAGCGGTGGCAATATCAGAATGAAAAGAAAAAGTGGGCGAGGGTAATTCAATTATTTTGTGTTCCTCGCCCACGGGAACCGCTTAAAAAATCAAGAGTAACAATCATTTATTATTTCAAAGACAAGCGCAGGCGTGACCCTGATAACTACTCAGGCAAGTTTATCCTTGACGGGCTTGTTCGGAGCGGAATTATTATTGATGATTGCTTTTCTTGCATTGACTTAAAATTGGTCGGGAATGTAGATAAAGACAATCCGAGAACTGAGATAGTGATTGAGGGCATATAATTATGTTGGTTGAAGAATTGAAGGGAGCAATGTGGGATAATGCTCTTGTTAAGTATCAAGGAGGTTTGTACGAAATCTCGGCGGCTATCTATAAAATCGATAGAAAAGAAAAGAAATTTTATTACCGGCTCGAATTGAAAGACACGATAGCTAATAGCAGCCTAATTTATTGCAAACTGGAAGACGCGGAGTTAACAAACATGCAGGGGAGGATTTAATGAACAGACTCGGAGAATTAATAGACAGGTCACAAATAGGGCGCTCAGAAGTAGCAAGACTGTGCGGAGTTTCGTATAACACGGTTTATAAGTGGTGTAAGGGACTTCGACGTCCTAAGCCCATACATTTAAAAAAGCTATCAAAATTGCTCAACGTCAAAATGAGTGAACTATTTAAGATTGTTTACGGGGATTAAAAATGTTAAAATATGACTACAAAAAGATAATAGCAAAAATGCAGGAAAAGCATATAAACATTAAAGATTTGATTGAACACCCTGCTATGTATAGATGGAATGCAAGCGCAGTAGCCGAGGTGTTAAAGGGGCAACGGGCAGTTCCGGAAAGGCTTGCCAAAGACATTGAAACAGGCACGGGTATCTCACTTACTGAGTTTTTATCAGATGAATACATCTCGACCAATCAGCCGAATTATAGCCGAGAAAAGTTATTTGATTTTATGTCCGACAATGGCATAAGCACAAACGAGATTGAACAGAAAATGCACTTGAAATACAATCAAGTTTGGGAAATCATCGTAGGCAAGGAAGTTTTTACAAAAAGTATTGCAAAAGGAATTGCAAAGCTGTATAATTTAAGTGAGGACTTTTTTCTTGAAGATGAAGGAAAAAGCAAATGTTGTTTCCTCGGTGAGCAATGCAGAATTTTGATTGACACAAAATGCGCCAATTGTGCGTTTTTTAAAACAAAAGAGCAATGCATAAAGGACAGAGAAGAAGCCAAACAGAAACTTATCAATGAGAAAAAATGGGATTATTTTGTGGAAAAATACCCTATATTGAAAGGGATTTAATGTATGCAGATAATTGAGAAAAGCATAACAGAAATAACGCCATACGAAAAGAACCCGAGGAAAAACGATGAGGCTGTTGAGTACGTTGCAAACAGCATTAAAGAATTTGGATTCAAGGTGCCGATTGTCATTGACAAAGACGGTGTGATTGTAGCAGGTCACACGAGATATAAGGCGGCTCAGGAATTAGGGCTTGAAAAGCTCCCTTGCGTTATTGCAGATGATTTGACCGAGGAACAAGTTAAAGCGTTCAGGCTTGCCGACAACAAGGTCGGCGAGCTTGCAGAGTGGGACTTTGATTTGCTTGGCGAAGAGCTTGACGGTATTTTTGATATTGATATGTCGGAGTTTGGGTTTGAGTTAAATCTTGATGATAACGAACCGCAGGAAATCGAAGAAGATGAAATCCCCGAAGAAGTTGAAACACGGTGCAAGTTGGGCAATATATGGCAACTTGGAGAGCATTTTTTAATTTGCGGTGACTCCACCGACCCTGCGGTTATTGACAGGCTTATGGACGGGGTAAAGGCTGATATGGTGTTCACTGACCCGCCATATAATATTGCAAGTGATAGCAAGAATGTTACAAAGGATAGCAATTCTCCACGCATGAGAGAACTTGCAAAAACAGAATGGGATAAGGATTTTGTGATATCAGATATTTTTGAATCTATATTACAGACTATAAAAAATGATTGCACTGTTTATATATGCACATCACATTTTCTTGCAGGTGAAATTTGGACGTGGATGAAAACGTGGGCAGACCATTTTTCTTACTGTATATGGAGCAAACCAAATCCGATGCCGAGTTTGATGAAAAGACATTGGACATGGAACACAGAGATTGTTTGTTATGCAACAAGAGGAAAACACACATTTAACTTCCCAAAAGAAGGACATGCGTTATCAACATGGACAATCAATAAAATAAACGGAAAAACAGGGCATCCGACAGAAAAGCCTGTTGAAGTCCCTGCAATGGCTATTTCACATAGCAGCAAAGAAAATAGCGTGGTGCTTGATTTATTCGGTGGTAGTGGTAGCACACTAATAGCCTGTGAACAGTTAAACAGAAAATGCTATATGTGTGAGTTAGACGAACACTATTGCGACGTAATTATTTCGAGATATGAAAACTTTACAGGGAAAGCGGCAGTAAAAGTAAACTGAGGTGATTAAGTGGCAACAGGCAGACCGCAAAAAGAAATAGACAAAAAAATATTTGAAAATCTTTGCGGTTTGCAGTGTACACTTGAAGAAATCGCAGGGGTTTTTGATTGCTCGGCAGATACAATAGAGCGGTGGTGCAAACGTGAGTATGGGGAAACATTTGCGGAGACATATAAAAAGCACTCGGCAAAGGGCAAAATGAGTCTGAGAAGGGCACAGTTTAAGCTTGCGGAAAAGTCTGCGGCGATGGCAATTTTTCTCGGAAAGAACTACCTCGGTCAAAAGGACAACATCATCGAAACAGACGAACAGACATTGCAGGCAGTAGGTGAAGCTCTTGTGAAGATTAAGCGAGCGGCAGAACAAGCAGATAATAATGAATGAGATACAAATAACAGAAAAGCAAGCCGAATATATCCGCAATGCAAATAAGCGGTGGAATTTTGCGGTCGGTGCGGTGCGTTCGGGTAAATCACACATAGCTATTCAGTATGTTATTCCTCAATGTGTTTTAGAGCGCAAAGGCAAAAAGGGAATAAATCTCATTCTCGGTGCAAGCCGTGAAAACATTGAACGCAACGTTTTGACACCAATGCGTATGATTTGGGGCGATACGTATATTACAAGCATTAACAGCCGCTCTATATGTCGCATATTTGGTGAAGAAGTTTATTGCCTTGGCGCAAATAATGTCGGAGCGGTTGCAAAGCTCAGAGGTTCGGAGGTAAAGTTCTGCTATTGTGACGAAATCTGCGATATCCACAAAGAAGTATTCGAGATTTTAAAATCAAGATTGAGTTTGCCGTATTCTGTATGTCATGCCGCTGCGAACCCGTCTTATCCTACGCATTACGTCAAGCAGTTTATCGATAGCGCTGAAAACGGTATTGATATTTATTGCCAAACATACACGCTTTATGACAATCCTTTCCTACCTGCTGAGTACATCAAGGCTCTTGAAAATGAATACAAAGGCACGGTATATTTCCTGCGGTATATTCTCGGCAAATGGGCTAAGGCTGAGGGCTTGATATATCCCATGTACGAGCAGGCACTTGAAAAGGTTGACGGCGAAATACAAGATTACTGCGTATCAATAGACTACGGAACATTAAATGCTTTTGCGGCGCTATTATGGGTCAAGATAAAAGATGTATGGTATGCGGAACGGGAATATTACTACAGCGGCAGAGACAAAGGCAAGACAAAAACCGATAGTGAATACGGGAAAGACCTTGAAGAATGGCTTGCAGATATTATAGCAAAGTTGCCGACAGGAAAACGCATTGAAACAATCATAGACCCGTCGGCGGCGTCGTTTATTGCGCTGTTGAGAAAAAAGCCGTGGTGCAAGTGCAGGTCAGGCGACAACGATGTACTTGACGGCATAAGAGAAACAGCCTCAGCAATAAAGCAAGGGCTAATAAAAATCAATCCAGATTGCGTAAATTGGAAGTTTGAAGCGAGCGGCTACGTATGGGATGAAAATAACGTTGGTGAAGAACGTCCAGTAAAAGAAAACGATCACGAAATGGATTCCATGCGCTATTTCGTAAAAACAAAACATATAGTTAAAGAAAAAACAGTTTATAAATCAATATTCGGGGTGATGTATTGAAAACATATCAAAAATGAGATATAATAAGTGTGGAGGAAAAACGCAATGAAACAATATACGGTTTACAAACACACAAATAAAATAAACGGAAAAGTTTACATAGGAATAACTTGTCAAAATGTAAAAGACAGATGGGGCAGAGGTAGCACATATCGAGCACAACATTTTGGAAGAGCAATTAAAAAATACGGATGGGATTCTTTTGAACATTTAATAATTGCAAAATGTTTATCGAGAAAAGATGCTTGCGAATTGGAACGCTTGTTGATAAAAGCGTATGATTCAACAAATCCGCAAAAGGGGTATAATGAAACGCTTGGTGGAGATGGTGGTGGAATGTATAAAAAACATCACACGAAAGAATCAAAAGAAAAAATAAGCAAAGCACGAAAAAAGAATGGATTTACCGAAACACATAAAAAGCATATAAGCGAATCAAAACAAGGTGTAAGACATCATTTTGCAAAAAAAGTGTTTCAATACACAAAAGATGGCGAGTTCATAAAAGAATGGGAATACATGAGCCTTGCGGCAAAAGAATTAAAAATTAGCAAAGGAAATATTGGACAAGTTTGCAACGGAAACAGAAAAACCGCAGGAGGTTTTATCTGGAAATATGAAAGGATGTGATTCCGATTAAAACGTACCAGGATTTAAAGCAGATTGGCGAAAATGAAACGAACAGAATGCAGTTTGTAAGAGGTTGTATATCGGAGTACAAAAGCTCAGACGGGTATAGAACAGCCGCAACAGCTGAAAGGTATGACAAGTTCAAAAACGCGACTATTGAACAGTTCCAAAAGCTGCTGTACACGATATCCGGCAGAGCGGTTCCGGATAATTTCTCCGCTAACTTCAAGATTAAATCAAACTTTTTCCACACATTTATTGAACAGGAAATACAGCTCCTACTCGGTAATGGCGTAAGCTGGGAAAATGAAAACGTCGAAAGCAAAATAGGCAATGATTTTGACCACAAACTTGTAGAGCTAACAAAAGCAGCACTTGTCGGCGGCGTGGGTTATGGCTTCTTCAATCTTGACCATGTGGAAGTGTTTAAAGCAACAGAATTTGTGCCGTTGTATGATGAAGAAAACGGCGCTTTAATGGCTGGTATAAGGTTCTGGCAAGTATCGCCGAACAAGCCGCTCAGGGCTACACTGTATGAGATTGACGGCTTTACGGACTATATCTGGAATAACAAAAGCGATACCGCACAGGCGAAAGTCTTGCAGGAAAAAAGAGCATACAAGCTTAAATACAAAATGTCGCAGGTAGACGGGCTGAGAATCTATGACGGCGAAAATTATGAAAGCTTTCCCATTATCCCGATGTATGGCAACGAATACAAGCAAAGCAGACTTGTAGGGCTCCGAGAACAGATTGACTGCTATGATTTAATCAAATCAGGCTTTGCAAATGACGTTGACGACGCTTCTCAAATCTACTGGACAATCCAAAATGCGGGCGGTATGGATGATGTAGACCTTGCGCAGTTTGTGGAGCGTATGAAAACGGTAAAGGCGTATGTATGTGACGATGGCGCAAAGGCTGAGAGCCATACAGTAGAAGTACCGTATTCAAGCAGAGAAGCATTGCTGAACAGGCTTGAAAAAGACTTGTTCAGAGACGCTCAGGCTCTTGATATAACGAACATAGCTAACGGCAGTATCACGGCAACGCAAATAAAAGCCGCATACGAGCCTCTAGAGTCCCTCTGCGACCAGTTAGAGTATCAGGTGTTATCTTTTATTGATAAGCTCCTAAAAATCGCTCAGGCGGAAAATACAGCTACTTTTACACGGTCTAAGCTCGTGAACACAACCGAGGAAATACAGACGATTGTATCAGCCGCAACATATCTCAGTGAAGATTACGTGACGGAGAAGATAATGACAATTTTAGGCGACGGCGATAGAGTTTCCGCCGTGCTCGACAAAATGACCGAAGATGAAGCAAAACGCTTTAAGAATGATGATACCTCAACTACTGAGGAGTGATAACCGTGAATGCAGGACAGCTTGAAACTGAGGCAGAATTAAAGCGCCTTGAAGCGGAACTGGAAAAAACGTATAAACAGGCACGGGACGAAATCCAAAAAAAACTTGACGATTATCTAAAGAAATTTAAAGTTCAAGAAAAGGAATGGCGAAAAAAACTTGATAGCGGAGAGATAACCGAAGAAAGGTTTAAAAAATGGTATCAAGGCAAAGTAATGAACGCCAAACGTTGGGAGGCTATGCGTGATACTCTTTCCGAAGATTTAACAAACGTTAATGTAATGGCAAATGATTTAGTCAGGGATTCAATGCTTCATACCTTTGCCATTAATCACAATTACGGGACGTTTGAGATTGAGACCGGATTAAGCATTAACACGTCATATACGCTTTATGACCGAGATACAGTTGCCAATCTAATAAAAAACGACCCTGATATTTTAAAGCGCCCGTCGCTTGACAAAAACCTTGATAAGCGGTGGAACAAAAAGCTGTTCCAATCGCACATAACGCAAGGAATCTTGCAAGGCGAAAGCATTGATAATTTAGCGAAAAGGGTTGCGCTTGGGGCTACACAGCAAGATATGAATGCCGCGATCCGCAATGCAAGGACCTCGACGACTTGCGCACAAAACGCAGGGCGAACGCAAAGTTATCAGCGAGCCGTAAATATGGGCATAGAATTATATCAAGTATGGCTTGCGGCGCTTGATAGCAGAACACGAAGCAGCCACAGGCATATGGACGGTGAAAAAGTCAAAGTAATCAAGGGCAAACAGGTTAAATTTTCAAACGGTTTGCGTTATCCTGGTGACCCTGACGGCAGAGCCGAGGAGGTGTGGAATTGCCGCTGCACACTTGTGACAAGTTTTGATGAAAACGAAGATTTTACAGACGTAAAAGAAAGAGCAAACAAACTTGATAATCAATCATACAATGAATGGAAAAATGAACACAAGCAAAAAAGCAAGGTGAAATCATGAAAAACTTTAAAATGACGAGCCATAAAGATGAAGTATTAGACGAGCTTGATTCAAAGGTTGAAATTGTGCTTGAAAAGATAGGGCTTCGGGCTGAAACACACGCGAAAAAATATTGCCCTGTTGACACGGGACGGTTAAGAAACTCTATTTCACATACGCAAAGCGGAGATACTGAATATATCGGTACTAATGTAGAATACGCGCCGTATGTAGAATTTGGCACAAGCAAGCAGAAAGCTCAGCCGTACTTAAAACCTGCGGTAACAGACCACATTGACGAATATAAGAAAATAGTAAAATCAACATTAAAAGAGGGCTAAATCAGCCCTCTTTTTTAAAGCCTATTGACAAAGATTATACGAATGACTATAATAAAATTATAAGAATTTCCGAATAAAATTCATAAAGAATCTTGAAGAAATGAGGTCAAAGAAATGGCATTAACAAGGAAATTTCTGTCAGCGTTAGGAATTGAAGAAGCAAAGATTGACGAAATAATCTCAGCTCACGCAGACACAGTAAATGCCCTTAAGGAACAGAGGGACGGCTACAAAGCAGACGCAGACAAGCTCCCTGCGGTACAAAAAGAGCTTGACGATTTAAAGGCAAGCCAAAGCGGAGAAGACCCGTACAAGGAAAAGTATGAGAAAAAAGCCAAAGAGTTTGACGACTATAAAAAAGGCGTCGAAGCGAAAGAGCTTGCACGGTCAAAGTCAAAAGCGTATAAGCAGGTACTTAAAGAGCTTAACGCAAGTCACGTTGATTCAATTTTGAAAGCTTCACAATCAGAGCTTGATAAGATTGAACTCGACGAAGATGGAAAAATCAAAGATGTCGATAAGCTGAAAGAGTCCATAAAGAAAGAATGGGCTGATTTCATTGTAGCAGAGGGTCAGCAAGGAGCTAAAACAGCTACACCTCCTGCAACCGAAGGGTCTAAACTCAGTAAAGATGATATTATGAAAATCAAAGACCCGACAGCACGGCAAAAGGCTATGTATGAGAATTCGGAGCTTTTCGGCATTAAGTAACGAAAAGGAGAATTTATGGCAAATGTTGTAACGACTGCTGAAACAAATCTTGTTACAGCGGCAAAAATGAAGAAAATTAGAGAAATTGATTTTGTAAACCAGTTTACTCACGGCAGCCTTGAAAAGCTGGTTGAGGTACTCGGCGTAACCCGAAAAATCCCGATGATGGAAGGTACAACCATGTATGTGTACACCACAACGGGAACGCTCCAGCCCGGCAATGTTCCTGAAGGCGAAATTATTCCTCTTTCGGCGTTTGAAAGAGTGAAAACACCTGTGGGCGAAATCACAATCAGCAAATGGAGAAAAGCAGTATCAGCCGAAGCAATCAAGAAATCAGGTTTGCAGGAGGCTCTTGTTGAAACCGACGCGGCGCTTTTAAAGAAGGTGCAGGCAGGTATCAGAACCAACCTGTTTACATTCTTGAATGGTTCAATCACAGGCGCAATTACAGCAACAGGCGTAGGCTTGCAGGCGGCTCTTGCTAACGGCTGGGGCAAGCTGCAGGTAGCATTTGAGGACGATACCGCAGAAACTGTCTATTTTGTAAATCCGCTTGATATTTCCGATTACCTCGGTACAGCACAGATTTCAGTACAGACAGCCTTCGGCCTGAATTACATTGAGAACTTCCTCGGACTCGGTACTGTTATTCTGTCCTCACAGGTAACTCAGGGTACATACATTGCGACAGCAAAAGAAAACCTCATTCTTTATTATCTCACAATGAACGGCGATATTGCTAATTCATTTGAGCTGACAGCCGACGAAACCGGCTACATCGGTATCAAGAGCGGTTATCAGAACGAAGCGAGAGCGCAGCTCGAAAGCCTTGTAATGAGCGGCGTGCAGTTCCTTGTTGAGTACGCAGGCGGCGTCGTAAAGGGTACTATTACATCTGCTGCAGCCACTCCCGGTGGCGCATAATGTGGATATATAAAGTTATCTACCCGTTTAAAGACCTGCAAGATAACGAACACATCTACAATGTCGGTGATACTTATCCGAGGCATGGTGTACACGCTGACAAGGAGCGAATAGACGAACTAAAAACGGCAAAGAATAAAATCGGTAAGCCGTTAATTAAAGCTGAGAGAAAAAACAAAGAGGGATAAAATGACTTTAACTGACCTTTGCGGCGAATTGAACAATTATTTTGACGTCCTAAGAATTTACGGTGAGTTTGAAATTTCTAACAACAGCATAGATTTAAGTAATTACAATGTGCACGAAGGGCAGTACATAAGAATAGTCGGCAGTGTTTTCAATGACGGCGTATATACATACCCATTTCCTCCTAATGAAACCTTAGTTGATGAAACATTCAACGGGTCTGTCTGGGCTATGGCGGTTCCCTCTGCCGTCATAGCAAAGATGGAGGAAATTAATCAATGGCTTGAAGAAAACCAGTCCGCGTTAAATTCGCCTTACCAGTCCGAAAGCTTCGGCGGCTATAGCTATACTAAAAAGAGCGGAGATGAAGGCGAGAACGCGAACTGGCAATCGCATTTCCACAAAACATTAGATAGGTGGCGAAAGTTACGAGCTTACTAACTGAATCAATGGAAGATTGTGTATTGCTTAATAAGCAAACAGCCAATGACGGATATGGCGGTTACATAACAACATATACCGAAGGTGCTGAGTTTTCTGCGGCGATTAGATTTGATTCAAGCATAGAAGCAAGAGCTGCCGAAAAGCAAGGTGTGACAAGTCTATACACGATCATAACAGGCAGAAGCTTTGTGTTACAATATCACGATGTTTTGAGACGTGAACGGGACGGCAAGATTTTCCGCGTAACTTCTGACGGTGATGATAGTTTTACTCCTGACAGTGCAAGCCTTAATATGCGATTGGCAGCGGCAGAGGAATGGAGCATACCGAATGAATAAAGCACAAACAATCAACAGCTTTTGGAACTCCTTCGGCATTCCTGCATATGATATGTATACCGTACCAAATGACGCTCAAATGCCGTATATCACCTATGAATATGCGGGGGATAATCTCGACAACGTTGTAATGCTCAGCGCGTCGGTTTGGTACAAATCTACATCATGGTTAGGAGTATCAGGGAAAGCCGCCGAAATAGCAGAGGACATTGGAAACGGAATAATCCTGAAAACAGATGAAGGGTATATCTATATCACAAGAGGAACGCCCTTTATGCAACGGTTATCCGATACCGACGATAGCGTAAGAAGAATATACATCAACCTACAGGTTGAATACATGACCTTGATTTAAGGAGCGAAATATGAAATTTAATAAAGTTAATCCTGAAATTTTTAACCAGCTTCAAGTTGAAGCTGGTATTTTGTTAAGCAGTTTTGACCCTGCGTCAACCGCCGCAATTGATGATGATGATATTATCTGCGCAACAAGCGGAGGAATCAAAGCGGATTGTGTGCCGTCTTATACTGATTTTGGCGAAGATATTGACAACGTCCCAAACAACACAAAGGAGCTTAAAAGACTTGACGGCTACGAGTGTACATTTGCGTTTACAGCTTTAAATGTAACAACCAGTGTTATCAAAATGGCTCTTGGCGCGGCTGACATCGGAACGACTGATACCACAAGGGTTACTCCCCGTTCTAAGCTTCACCTTGCAGATTTTAGTAATATTTGGTGGGTAGGTGACCGCACCGACGGCGGCATGATTGCAATAAAGCTTATTAATGCTCTTTCGACAGGCGGTTTGTCTTTGCAGACAACTAAAAAGGGCAAAGGTCAGTTGTCGGTAACACTCACAGGACACATCAGTATTGAAGATACTGATACAGTACCGATGGAATTTTACGTCGCGGAGGGTTGATATGGCTGAAATTAAAACGCTTGCAAATTGTTCTCTGCGTGAATTCCTCGCGCAGACAAACAAAATAAGAAAGGACGCTGCGGAATTTTTAGAACTGACGAAAATTTCTAAAATTCGGCAGCATGTTCCTGCGCTTACAGGCGAGGAAACCGAGGAAGAAAAAGAAAAGATGTTCAAGGAACAGGGCAGAAAGAATTTTAGTGAAATCCTTGATTCTTGCCTTGAAAAAAACGCAGACGCTACAATCAAAATGGTAGGCTTAATGTGCTTTAAAACCTTTGAAGAAGCGGAGCAGATGAAAGGTGAAGATTTCATTGCGGTAGCTGCGGAACTCTTCGGAAATAAGAAAATAATGGATTTTTTCGGCACGTTGCTCGGCTTGGTGCAGTAGAGTACGGGCTTGCGATAACGAGCATTGACCTTGAAAAGCTTGATTTGTTCGGGTATGACTACATCCCTCAGCATATAGAAGCATACGAAAGGGAAAAGGCGTTTAAAGTCTATCTCACGGATGGGTTAAAGACTTTGACCGAAAACACTGCGAATTACGCAGGCGGCAAGTCACTAAACGTCAGATTTTTTGATTTGTTTAAAGAGGTCAAAGAAGAAAATCCGAAAGAAATAATAACGAGAATAACAAACAAGTTAAGAGGAAAGGCAGGTGAGTAGAAATAGGAGTATTTGATTTAGCTGCTACATTATCGCTTGATAAATCTCAATATGAGCGAGGGCTCAACGAAGCGGAAAAATCAGGTTCAAACATAGGCTCACGAATCGGCGCAGGCTTTGCAAAAGTCGGCAAGGCTGTTGCCGTTGGAATTGGGGCGGCTTCAACCGCAGTAGGTGCGCTTGCTACAATGTCAGTCAAAGGCTATTCAGATTATGAACAGCTTGCAGGCGGTGTAGAAACTCTGTTTAAAAATTCTTCTCAGTCTGTAATTAAAAATGCGTCAAAGGCATATGAAACAGCAGGAATGTCGGCAAATGAGTACATGGAAACGGTCACAGGATTCTCAGCTTCTTTGTTGCAGTCATTAGGCGGCGATACTCAAAAGGCTGCTGAAAAGGCTGATATGGCTATCCGCGACATGTCGGACAATGCCAATAAGCTCGGCACGGATGTTTCTTCAATCCAAACGGCTTATCAAGGCTTTGCAAAACAAAATTATACGATAAATCTAATGTCCGCTGCATAAGTGATTGTGCAGTGAATGTGCGTGAACTCTATCAGAGGTGTGAGAGTAAAAAGACCACAGGAAATGGTGGTATGAGATGTTCTTGCTAACAGGGGAAACCTAAATGCGAAAGCACATGGCTATCCTGTGCCAAGCCCGAAAGGGAAGGTCAAACGACTATGAGTTTGTTACTCAGTACAATGCCTATTGATACGGCATTGGAAGTGCGCACTATCCAGCAAACAAAACTAACTATACATTGACAGCAGAACGAATTTGTAATATAATAAGTATATACAAATCGAAAGGGCGTGTTGATGTGGAGTGGAGAAAGATAATTGCCAAGCCGAACTATTCCGTAAGCAATGAGGGAAATATTCGCAATGACAAAACAGGGCGAATATTGAAATTGCATTGCGGAACAAGCGGATATATGCAAGTGATGTTAGGAAGAAAAACAACACCATTATATGTGCATAGAATTGTCGCAATAGCATTTCTGAACAATCCAAACAACCTACCACAAATAGACCATATAAACGGGGATAAGACTGATAATAGGGTAGAAAACTTGCGGTGGGTAACGGTATCCGAAAACGCTTTATCCTATGGATACCAAAAGAGGATTGAAAACAAAAAGAAGAAAATCACAGCTATTAAAGGAACAGAAATACTGCATTTCAATTCCCGAAATGAAGCAGCCAAATATTTTAAATGTTCTAAATCAGGAATAAAATATGGTTGGGAATACAAAAAAGGGAATAAAAAAGGCTGGATTTTCAGGCTGGATAAAGATATAGTCTAAACCCCTAATAAATATCGGGAAACCGAGGGTGTAAATTTGGTTAGACAATTTAAAGCTGGGCTATGGTGGCACCAAAGAAGAAATGCAACGCCTTCTCGATGACGCAACAAAACTCTCAGGCGTGAAGTACGATATTTCTTCCTTTGCCGATATTGCAGAAGCAATCCATGTTGTACAAACAGAAATGGACATCACCGGTACAACCGCAAAGGAAGCATCAGCCACCATTCAGGGGTCCATTCAGTCAGCAAAATCAGCGTGGCAAAACCTGATAACAGGTCTTGCGGATGGTAATGCAAATCTTGACGAACTGGTCAATAATTTCGTCAACAGTATTGTGACCGTTGGTGAAAACATTATTCCAAGAATCAGTGTTATTTTGAACGGCATCACCGGGCTGATTCAAAAACTTGCGCCCAAAATCATTGAAGCCTTGCCCGGTGTTCTAAATACCCTTTTGCCTGAAATTGTAAAAGGCGCACAAGCCCTTTTGCAAGCTTTTGTTTCCGTTCTTCCTCAACTTGTGAAGCTAATAATGGATCTAATGCCTGATATTATCAAGGCTTTTCAATCTATTTTCAAAGCAATAGTTGATGCCTTACCACAACTTATTGACGCTATTGTATCAGCGTTACCAACTTTAATTCCGCAAATCGTCAGCGCGGTTGTAGCTATGGCGGTTTACCTGATGAAAAATATTGATAAAATCATTCAGCCGATTATCAATAGTTTACCCGAAATAATAATTTCAGTAGTTGACGCGCTGATTACGAATTTACCGATTTTAATTGACGGCGTAATTTCTTTGGTATTAGGTCTTGTAAAGGCTATACCAAAGATTATTTTAGGCATTATTGAAGCCTTGCCTACAATAATCGAAAAGATTATAACAGGACTTATTGAGTGCATACCTCAGCTCATTGAGGGCTTGATTATGCTAGTCATTGAGCTTGTCGCGCATTTGCCGGAGATTATCTTGGGGCTGATTGAAGCTATTCCGAAGATTATCGTAGCAGTTGCGAAAGCTCTTGTCGAAGCAGGTCCGAAAATCTTTGAAGCCTTTGGACAAATTTTCGGTGGTGCCTGGGAAAAGATAACGGAAATCTTTTCAGGCATTGTTGATTGGTTCAAAGACATTTTTGAAAAGCTCAAAATGTGGGCTGTATCAGTTTATACAAAAATAATTGCATGGTTCAAAAGCATTTTCGAAGGGCTGAGAAATTGGGCTCTTGGAATTTACACAAAAATAACAGGTTTCTTCCAGAACATCTGGAATTCTATTACGGGTGTTTTCTCGAAAGTTGGTGAGTTCTTCTCAAACGTATTCCGCAATGCGGTCGATGGTGTCAAGGGCGCGTTTAACGGAATAAAACAATGGTTTTCGAATTTATGGCAGAATATCTGGAACGGTATCAAAACCCCGATTAACTGGATTATAGACGGTATTAACGCCGTTATAGACGGATTGAACTCGCTGAAAGTCGATATACCCGATTGGGTACCGTTCGTCGGCGGTCAGACTTGGGGAGTAAATATTCCTAAGATAGCAAAGCTTGCTAAAGGCGGTTTTGTTGAAGGTGGTACTCCATTTATCGCAGGCGAAGCAGGAGCAGAGGCTGTTATACCGCTTGAAAATAACAACCAGTGGATATATAAGTTTGCGCATGCATTTGCGGATGGCTTGACCTCATTTTATGAAGGCAATAACCTTTCGCAAACGGCGAACACAGCAAACGGAAAGATTGTCAACATTAACCTTTACCTCGATAATGTCAATGTTAAAAATGATGATGATATCGAGGATGTCGCAAATAAAGTATCCGAACGAATCGCTGAAAAACTTGTAGTGGAAGGAATGGCGGTGGGCTAATGAGTTTTAATTATTTTACTTTTAATGGTCAGCACCTTGAAGATTTTGGATTTATCGTCAAGAAGAAACCGCAATATATCATCGCCGAAAAGGACTATACGTCTGAGGAAATCGCAGGAAAAGACGGCAATATTATCGCTTATAACGGAAGGTATAAGAACCGAACCGCAACATATACTATTATGAGCCTTCCGACCCGTGTGCACTGCTCAAATCGGGAGTTAGTCAATAAGCTAAATTACTGGCTCAACGCGGCAACAGGATATTGTAAATTTACCGATACCTTTAATCAAGGACTGTACACAGAGGCTTTTTGCTCAAAAGTTGCAAATGTGCAAAACCACATGGATGGAGTTGTTGAAGCCGAGGTAACATTTGATATGGAACCATTTTGGTACATTGACAACGACATCGAGGTCAACAACTCGCCTAATGGTAGGGAGTTTGTGTTACAGAATCCTACAGGATTTTTGAGTTATCCCAAAATAACGGTAAGGGCTAATTTGCATGCTAATAAGCTTGACTTCTCGTTTACAGACAACAGCTCCAATGTGCAGTCATTTTCAGTCCCTGCAAGTCCAAATTTTGGGGAGAATGCCGAGGTTGTTTATGATTCGAAAACTGGAGATGTTACAATTGATGGACAACCATACAATTACTTAATTCTCAATTTTAACAGACCACCTGTTTTTTCATTAGGGCAAAACAAAGTTACAATTAGCCACTACCATGAACGCACAATTCCGTATATTTTAATTGAACCGAGGTGGCGCATGCTGTGATACCTAAACTATATGATGAAGATTATGTTATCGGCGGGTCAGTAAGATGTGGAAATTTAGATTATAACGGTTATGGGTTTTTAAACACGTGCCAAAAATGTTTTGTTAAAGAAAAAACATCGGGCGTATACACGCTTGAAATGGAACTTTTAACAACTGACCGATACGCAGAGAACGTGCTGCCAAATATGTTTGTTAAAATCATACCAAACAAAGTGCACAACCCCCAATTATTCCAGATTTACCGCGTTAAGGAGGAAGGAAAAAAGCTGAGTGTATCGGGGTATCACATAAAATATCTTGCGGAAAATAATATGATATCTCGATATAATGCTTATGCAAGTGTAACTCCACCTGAGGAGAGATACCTTGCGGTGCCACAAACGCAACGAGACACAGCGCATGACTTTCTTGAATCTCTTAAAGAAGACAGATTCTTTTTAATTGAAGATTACTCAAATTCAACAATACCCATCACACACCAACAGCAATTCAATATCACCGCTGATACTGGTATCGAAGCGAAAACAATTCACTTGCGTAAATTTACAGGCAAAAAGCTCGGAGATCTCTTGACGGATAAAGAGTACGGAATGGGGCAGTACGGCGGTGAATGGCTGTATAATAACTTTGATTTAACATTAAAGAAAAAGCGCGGTAAAGACATCGCGGTAAAGCTCAGATACGGGTATGACTTAAAAAACGTAACAATTGAATATTCAAGCGATAATAATTATAACGTTGTTGTCCCATATGGAAGAGTTAGAACTTCTGACGGAGCTGAATTCTATCTCGGAGGGACACCGGTTTTTTTGAATACGGTTGAAGTCCACAAATACCCACGCTTAAGAGCTGTTGACGTGTCAGAGCATTTGCCTGAATTAAGTGTTAATGTTACCACAGGCGACGGGATGAAGAACGCGTTTGACCAAATCAATACAGTGTTCTCAGGTGCATTTTACCGCAGCAAATACCATTCGAGAGGATATGAAATAGCAGTTACAGTCGATTTGAATTATGAGTCAAAAACAGTGCAGGAGCTTGGTCTATATGACCCTGTTGTTCTTGTGACTGAAAAAGGTAGGGAAATTTCATCAAAAGTCAACGGGGTAACGTTCGATGCGCTGAACGAAAGGATCGTAAAAATCGAGCTTGATAATAAGCCGCTTACTTTACAAGATATGATATCAAAGAAAAGGAGGTAAAGCAATGAATAATATAACATATGCTGTAAGTGTTGATGTGAACAATCCAATCATCCCGTATAATGTGTATGTAGCAAATGTCTTAGATTTAAACGTAAGATACCTTGAAATAACGTTATATCAAAACGGCAATGTTATTGCACTTAGTAATACTGCAACTGCAACGGCGTCACTTGTGACAGATAACGTGCTTGTAAATGATAGCGTTAACTGTACTATTCAAGACAACATTATAACCGTACCGTTGGAGGACTTACAGCGACACGGTAATCTTGATGTACAAGTAACAGTCACTGAGGGTACAAAGGTTTTAGCAATTCCGTTTCCAATACAAGTAAGGGTGACTCCGAACATTGCGGAAAACGCGCAAATTGATGAAAATTCATTGGGAAGTTATGCTGAGGTCGTTCATGAGATAACAGAAGCGCGTGACACATACACCACCTTGCACGACGCGATTGCCGCCAAAGCACCATTATCCACTGCCTACACCTTCGACAGCACGACGGCGAATGTGACATACAACACCGCCAACCCGAAAACAATCTACCTCAACGCGACGGTTGCCGGCAAGGCTGGAATCGTTATCACCGCAAAGGACAACGATTTCCAATATTTCCTCGGCCGTGACGGCTCAATCAAAACGAGATATTGGACAGGAGGTACAAGCTACAGCGACTGGTATGATAAGACAGAAAAGCCGTCAAACAAGGCTAATGAAATCACCAACGCCAACAAAACAAGCAACGTTCTTTACCCCACGATCAAGGCGGTAGTCGATTACCTTGCTGCTAATTACCTCGGCAGCGGCGACAACACCGTTTCATGGGCGAATCTCGCGGCGGCGGTGCAGACGGTGATCAACGGCAAGGAAAGCGCATCCAACAAGCTGTCCTCAGAAGCTGGTATTGACGAGGATTCCACCGATACGGAGTACCCCTCCGCGAAGGCGGTGTTTAACTTCGGCGTGGATATTCTCGACGATGTAGCAGGCGACCTTGTGCTCAAGGAAAACCTAGCCAATAAGAAAAACGCAATTGCAGGCAACGAAACGAGCAAACAGTATTATCCGTCGATAAAGGCAGTTGTCGACTACATCGCCGCAAATTACGAGGCATTGTCGAACAAGCTGACCTCAGAAAAGGGAATTGACAGTGGTTCCACCGATACGGAGTACCCCTCCGCAAAGGCGGTCTATGACCTCGGCGTAGAGATCATTGGCCTTGTGAACGATGATATTTCGAACGTTGAGTCCCGCCTTGTGCTCAAGGAAAGCGCATCCAACAAGCAAAGCTCAATTACAGCCGCCAACAAAGCAAGCACCGCGCTGTACCCGTCCATCAAAGCCGTGTATGATTACGGCTCGCAGATTTCAAGCGCTGTTGAAGATGTTAAGGCGTATATCGGCTACACAAGCGGCGATATCCTCGGTCTGCATGCGGACTTTGAGAATAACCGGTTTACACGTCTGGGTGCGGCTGTCGGTCTGAACGCGGGCAGCGATTTCAACGCGTTTCCGATGTACGGTCAGCGCAGGCGCGTCGTGGTCTATCCTGACGGCGAGATAATTGACAACTACTCTCCGGAAGATGTTGGAGAACCCGATACTGATGTTGACGTCATGGTCTATCAGCCGAAGTTCTATTACAAGGTCGTACCGCTCAAGCTAGAGAAACAGTCAAGCGGCTTGGGCTATCACATCCGCAAGGCGAATTACTACATCAGCTCGACGCCGCATGCCGGCTTCAAGCTCCACCCTCTGTTTTTTGACAAGAATGGAAACGAGATTGACTATGTGCTGTTTTCGGCGTATGAAGCGTCGTATATGTGGCGCAGGCAGGTTAGCACAAACGGTACGGATTTCAGATACGTTGATAGCATTTTCCACGACGGTGTAGGCACAGATACGACGATTGAAACAAGCGCGGTTCTGAAATCCTTGCCGGGCGTCAAGCCGATATCCGGTCAGTACAAGGCGATGAACAAATTCAATCTGGAGAATTGTGCTCTGAGAAAATCACCAAACTGGCACCTCGACACGATTCAGTCGGTATCCGCAAATCAGCTGCTCATGGCGATTGAGTACGGAACATTTAATACTCAGTCGGCAATCGGACTAGGCATTGTTAATAATCCCGACAGTGATACAATCAACTGCTCATCACTCACGGGGTCGACCTCGGCGGAAACATTTAATACGGCTTCCGGCATGGCGAGCGAAACAATATATGACATCGAGGGAACAGAAACGCCGTTCAACACTAACGGCAACGTCGCGGTCAGTTATCGCGGAATGGAAAACCCGTGGGGCAATATCTGGAAGCAGGTCAATGGAATCAATATCTGGGGCGACGGCACAATGAACGGCGGTCAGGCGTACATCTGCAGCGACTTTAACTTCGACGAGAGCAAGCACAGCGGCAACTACAAGTCTACCGGCTTTTCAATTGCGAACGCAAACAATTATATTTCTGCGTTAGGCTACGGCAGCGAAAAATACGACTGGCTGTTCCTTCCGTCTGAGACGCTGGGAAACAACGCGCTTCCCGTCGGAGATAAATGCTATGTCACTGCAGATCTGAACGGTAATAAAATTGCCCTTCATGGCGGCGCGTGGTACAGCGGCGACTCTTCCGGCGATTATGACTACAGCTGTTCCAACAACGTCGAGCTTGCTGACAATGCCGTCGGCGGCAGACTCCTGTATGTGCCGACAGCGACGGTTTAAGGAGGTATTTTAATGACAGATTACGGTATTGTGAAAAGCGCGGTCAGACCCGACGAAAAGATAGTTGACGAATATTCGGTTTGGGTTAATTCCGATATTACAAAAACGGAGGAAGGCTTTGAATATCACATGGTTCAATACACAAAGGACGAGTACATCAAGCTGATGGACGAAGCAAACCAAAAGGCTCAGGCAGACCTTGAGTATATCGCCATGATGACGGAGGTGGAGCTTGAATGAGTAAGCACTTCAAAAAGGTAAAGGGCTATTACGACAGCGGATTGTGGAGCATTGAGAGAGTGCACAACGCTGTTGTCAAGGGCTGGATCACAGCGAAAGAATTCAAAACGATAACGGGTGAGGTGTACGGCGATGACGATTGACGAAAACGGTACCATTACCATCTACAACGGCGATTATGGTATGCCGATTGTGTTTGAAACCGTTGATTTTGCTGTTGGGGACAAGGTTGTTTTCGTAATTTCAAACAATCCTATTCCGCCGAAGGAATTCACCGTCGACGCGGACGGCTACACGTTTGATTTGATATTTGACAAAACCGAAGCAATCAACATCGCGGCGGCGGCGGTTCGCCGTCGCGCGGCAATTAATTACAGTTTCAAACAGTACCGTGACGGCGCGTTTCTCGACACGATCGCCGACGGCAAAATCAGAGTGAAAGGGACGGTACCATGGGCAAATTAAAACCGATAAACCCCACCAAGGCACAGATTGTCGCGAATCCGCAGGCGGCGGCTCATGATTACGACAATCTCACTCACAAGCCCCAAATCAACGGCCACGAGCTTGTCGGGAACAAATCGTCTGACGACCTCGGATTACAAGGCAAATTGACCGCAGGTGAGAATATCACAATTAACGCGAACGGTGAGATTTCGGCGACGGGTGGTACGGATGATTATGAGGAGCTGACGAATAAGCCTCAAATCAACGGTCATGAGCTGTCCGGAGATCAATCAGGCAGTGATTTGGGATTGCAAAATCAGCTCACCGCAGGCGATAACGTCACGATCGAGAACGGCGTGATCTCGGCAAGCGGTGGTGTGTCAGTAACTGTTTCCTCCGCCGCTGTCAACCAAAACGGCACGATCACATTTACGATGTCAGACGGCTCGACGGTGACGACGACGGGAGAGAGCGCCATCGGGCCGCAAGGTCCACAGGGTATCCAAGGTGCTACAGGTCCGCAGGGCATTCAGGGAGAACCCGGTGCGCAAGGTGCTCCGGGGGCGAAAGGTGACAAAGGTGACAAAGGCGATAAGGGTGATAAGGGCGATACCGGTGCAACAGGCGCTACCGGCTACAGCCCGACGGCAACGGTTACCCAGACCCAGAACGGCGCTACTGTCAGCATAACCGATAAGAACGGAACAACAACGGCTAATATCAGCAACGGTGTCAACGGCTCCGACTACATCTTAACCGCTCAGGACAAATCCGATATAGCCGCCATTGTTTTGAGCGAGCTACCAACCACACAGGGGGTGCTTTATGGCAACGCGAGTAATTGACGATACGAAATTGCAAAACATCGCCGTCGCTATCCAGTCAAAGGACAGCGGCGGGAAAATGACGGTTGACGAAATGCCGGATAGAATTGAGACACTGTTCGAAACCGTTGACGAGAATGCTCCTCTTGTGTTTATGGATTGGGAAGGTACGTTGCTAAAATCCTATACTTATAGTGAAGTTATGGCTTTAACATCACTTCCAAATTATAGTGAAATCAATTATAGAGTCGACCCATTTTATCACGAAGGAATGACGTTTCAAGGTTGGAATTGGAGTTTAGCAGGAATTAAAGAAAAAGTCCAAAAAGAGCCTTATGGAAATTTAATTGTTGGAGCTATGGTAATTACAAGTGATGGGACTGATCATAATTATTATTATGATGATGAATTAAGTAATGTCAACGCTGGACTAATGGTTGTAAAAAGGGGTAGCACAGCAAATATTGGTGATAATGCGTATCCTAATAAGTTTGGACTTAAAGCTGTAAATATTCCATATGGAGTAAATAAGGTTGGTTATTCGTTTCTGGAACAAAATTACTGTATTATTGGAATTGTGATTCCGCAAAATATTGAATTAAACACAAATGTATTTAATAATTGCTTTTCACTTAAACGAATAAGTTTACCCGAAAACTATACAATTTTAAGTGGTAAAAATATGAAATTAACCAATATGGCTAATTTAAAAGAAGGTATTATATATAAAGGGGTCAATAAGATTGATACCAATAATGGTTTTATTAGAAATTATTTAATGCAAAAAATTCATATTCCCTCTACGATAACTTATTTAGGAAATTATGTTTTTGAGCGATGCGACTCTTTATTATTTATATTATTAGAGGGAACACCTACACTTGGTGGAACGGGTAGTTTTATTAACAACCCTTCAAATCAAGTTATTTATGTTCCAAGAGCTAATTTATCGTTCTTTGAAACAGAAACAAATTGGTCGAGTAGATATTCTTCAACTCGTTTTCAAGCAATAGAAGATAACATTGAACTTTTAGAACATCTTGGTTGGGATGTTAGTGCGTATAAGGGGGCGAGCTAAATGGCAGGTGATAAAGTAACAGGCGTTTATTACACGACACGTTCTGACGGAATTGAATTATTCAGATTTGCCGTTCCAAATACAAAGACCGATGATGAATGGAATAAACCACAATTCAAAATCCGTCAAGACCAAACCGACACATTATATGACGAAGCGATTGACGTTGGGGGCACACCGTACACCTACACGGAAACGGATATTCCGGCAGAGGGCGAACCCGCACCGATTGACGAAGTGACGGAGCAAAAAGCAGAAGCCTATGATTACTTGACAGGAAGGAGCGACGGAAATGAGTAACCCTTACATGAAAGAAGCCGAAGAAATTCGCAAGGCGATTGATACCTTTGCGGTGAACCAAAGCGACGAAACGCTGATTGACAACAAGGCGGCGTTTGAGTTTTGGCGTGCCGGAATTAACGCCGAAAAGGACAAGATATACCGCTACGGCGAGGACATTTACAAGTGCATTCAGCCGCATACCACACAAGAGGGCTGGACGCCCGACAAGGTGCCCGCGCTGTTCGTTCGCGTTTCGGTCGAGGAATGCCCCGAATGGGTACAGCCCACAGGAGCGCATGACGCGTACAAGAAGGGCGACAAGGTCACGCATAACGGACTGAGGTGGATATCGAAAGCAGACAGCAACGTCTGGGAGCCGGGTGTTTACGGCTGGACGAATATTAATTAGAAAGGAAAATCAAAAATGAACGAATCAATCTCTATGCTAAAACTCACAATCATAACCGCCCTCGGCGTTATCGCGGCATACTTTAACGCGCTCATGATCCCCATCGTCGTGCTCGTGTTCGTCATGGTGACGGACTACATATCCGGCATGGCTTCGGCGAAGAAGTCGGGCGAGTTGTCAAGCAGCATCGGCATTATGGGCATCGCCAAAAAGGTCGGGTACCTCGCTCTCGTCGCCGTCGGTATGGTTGTCGATTACCTGATTTCCTCGGCGCTTGTGCACGTCGGTATCGAGATACAGATAAATTACTGCTTTGCTATGATCATCGTCATATGGCTGATCGTCAACGAGCTGATATCTATTCTCGAGAACCTCGGCGAGCTCGGCGTGCCGATTCCCGATTTTCTCCGCAGGTCAATTCACAAAATCAAGGACGGCGTCGAAGCCAAAACAGGAGATAAAGATGATTAACCTCAGGAACCGCAAGGGCGTTGACATCAGCTCCAACAACGGCAAGATCAGCATTGAAAAAATCAAGGACGCGGGTTATGATTTCGTCATGATCCGCGCCGGCTTCGGCGAGGACACCACCGAACAGGACGACACGCGCTGGGAAGAAAACGTCCGCAAGTGCGAGGCTGCAGGCGTGCCGTGGGGCGCTTACTTCTATTCCTATGCCTGTTCCGACGCTTCGGCACGCAGTGAGCTGGCGCATATTCTCAGACTGCTCAAGGGAAAGAAGCCACTGCTGCCGGTTGCACTGGATATCGAGGACGCTGACGGGTATCATCAGAGACACGGCGGCTGGAATTTTCAGAACATTGACAAAGTTTGCCGCATTTTTCTCAAGGGTATCAAAGATGCAGGATATTATCCCATGCTGTACACGGGCTTTGAGGAGGTCGAGAATTACATCTCCGAAGCTGTTTCTCAGAACTACGATATGTGGTTCGCTCACTGGGCACGCTCCTGCGGCTACAAGGGCGATAATCTCTGCATGTGGCAGTACGGCGGTGAAATCAACCTTATTGAGTCGAATTCTATCCCGGGCGTTGGAGTCATAGACAAAAACCTCTGCTACAAGGATTATCCGACTATTATCAAGGACGGAGGCTTCAACGGCTGGGGCGGCGAGCCTACAGTCGGGCACGGTCTGACTGCAGCTCAGGCAATGAGCGGCGCGCGTAATTTGGTAGGGAAGGACGAGGATCCCGACAAGTGCGACATCATGGTATGGTACGGCGGCTTTGATACCGATATCAACAAGGTTGCGTGCTGCTGCGCGGGTATGTTCTATCTTTTCTACAAGCTCGATGCCCTTGATCTGATACCCGGCGGCAAGGTCGCGGACTGCGGCTCTCTCGCTCGCAATTTCTACAACGCGGGACAGCTGCATCGTCCCGATGAAGTCAAGCCCGGCGACCTCGTTATATTCTCATGGAGCGGAAACAGGACGTCTGTACAGCCGCTGCGCGATCTCGGTTACAAATCATTTGACCACGTCGAAATGGTCCTCAAGGTGTTTGACGAAACTATCCTCTCCGTCGGAGCTAACAACGGCGGCATTGAGTGCGACGATTTCCAGACCAAGACGCGCAGCCGTTCCTTCATTTCAGCCTGCTGCCGCCCTGCATACGCAGACGGCGGGGAAGAGGACACCGCGGCGACCGTCACCGACGCAGTCTACGGCGATAAAAACGTCTATGAAATCCAGCAGTGGCTCAACAGTCATTTCGGCTTTGACATCTACATCGACGGTGTGTACGGTCCTCAGACGCGAGCGGCTCTTGTCATGGCGCTGCAGACTGTCCTCAACCGCGATTACGGCGCTGATCTGGAGGTCGACGGCATCTACGGAAGATTGACGAGAAAAGCTGTGGTCAACCTCGAGCGCGGAGCCTACGGCGATTATGTCAAGGTGCTGCAGGGCTTTTTAATCTGCATGGGGTACGACACGGGAGGCTTCGACGGCGACTTCGGCGGCAGAACCGAGGAATCGGTCAAAACTTTCCAGACAGTGCGCGGCTTGATTGTTGACGGCATAGCCGGTAAAGCAACTTTTGAAGAACTCACGGGGTAAAATGTAAAGTATATTTATACTTTAAGAGAATACAAATAAGATGTTTATTAAATGTAACCCGAATCCGTACCACCTGAGAACCGACGATTGTGTAATAAGGGCTATCGCTATAGCTGAAAACGCAAGCTGGGATAAGATCTATCTTGACTTATCTATATATGGTTTAATTTATGCTGATTTGCCAATACGGAATAATGTATGGGGCAGATTTCTGAATGATAGAAATTATGAGTATATTTCTATACCAAATACTTGCCCCCTTTGCTACAGAATCAAGGATTTCTGCAAAGATAACCCAAACGGTACATTTGTACTTGGTACAGAACACCACGCAGTTTGCGTTATTAACGGCGACTACTACGACACGTGGGACTCAGGTGGTGAAGTCCCGATTTATGCTTTTAAGAAAGGTGATTAAAATATGGCATATAACAACTATATGTTTCCGCAAGGATATCAACCTGCGATTTTACCACAGTATCAACAGACTATTCCACAATTCCAGCAAAATGCACCTCAGCAGGCACAACCTCAAAGCAATGGTATAATTTGGGTACAGGGTGAACAGGCGGCTAAAGGGTATCCCGTAGCGCCAAATCAATCGGTGTTGCTCATGGACAGCGAACAAAGCGCATTTTATATCAAAACCGCAGATAATGCAGGAATGCCGCAACCGCTGAGGATTTTTGATTATTCAGAGCGCAATGCAAACCCGGTGCCAGTACAACAGCCTGAGCAGAATTTTGTCACGCATGCAGAATTCGAAGAAAAGCTCGAAGAAATCAAATCAATGATTAAGACTACCACAAAGGAGAAGAAAACGAATGCCAAATCCTCTGTTTAATTTGCTGAACAATTCGGCACAAATGCCGATTAATACGCCGATGGGGAACGCAATGGCAATGTTGAAACAGTTTCAGCAATTTCGGCAAAATTTTAATGGCGACCCGAAAGCCGAGGTAATGAAAATGTTGAACAACGGACAAATGACACAAGCTCAGTTTAACCAGTATCAGCAAATGGCTCAACAGTTCCAGAGCCTTATAAAATAAGTCAAAACAACTCGCGAGGTTTTGAAAAATAAATTTTTAAAGGAGAAAACATATGTCAATCACAAGCGAAGGCATGACACCTGCGGACATTGCCGCAGTGACAGGCAACAACAGAAATGACGGAGGATTTGGCGACGGCAGCGGCGCATGGTGGCTGCTCGTACTGTTTCTTTTTGCCGCAAACAACGGTTGGAATAACGGTGGCTGGGGCGGTAATGGCGGCAACGGTGGCGCCATTCCCTACATCGGTACGAATGCTGACATTCAGAGAGGTTTTGACCAGTCTGCAATTATGTCAGGAATCAATAACTTGACAACGGGACAGTGCAACCAGACCGCCACTTTGCAGAATGCGATTACACAGTCACAGATCGGCGCAATGCAGGGCTTTAACGGTGTTACGGGCACTATTAACAATGGCGTAAACCTCTTGCAGTCTACACTCATGCAGAATGAGATGAACCGCCAGCAGTGTTGCTGTGATACCAAACAGGCTATTGCAGATTTGAAGTACACAGTGGCAACCGAGAACTGCGCAGACCGCCAGGCGCTTTCCGATGGTGTTCGAGACATCATAGCAAGCAACACAGCACAGACACAGGCAATCCTTGATAAGCTTTGTCAGCAGGAAATTGACGCTAAAAATGAGACAATCGCAAATCTCAGAACACAGCTCAACATGCAGAATCTTGCGGCTTCTCAGACCGCGCAGACTGCTCAGATTCTTGCCAACAATGCGGCACAGACTCAGGCGCTTGAGCAGTATCTGAACCCTGCGCCGATTCCTGCGTATGTAGTTCAGAATCCTAACTGTTGCCCTACGCAGAACAATTGCGGTTGTAATTGCGGCTGTGGTGTAGGTTAAGGAGGTAACAGAATGGCTGAATATGCCTATAACCCTGCACAGAGCGTGAATGCGGGCGCTCCCGTCATTTTAAACACTGTAATTCCGTGCAACAAAGGGTTTGTATACCACAGAGAACAAAGCGGTATTCTGGTATTGAGAGGTAAGGTCTGCGGCAATAACTGCTTTGCACGCTATCAGGTCACATTTAACGGCAACATTGCCCTCCCAAACGGCGGCACGGTTGGAGCGCCTTTGTCTGTAGCAATAGCTGTTGATGGGGAGCCTATTCTGACAAGTAAAGCAATCTATCAGCCCACAGTTACAGCGGAAGACCCTGCTACAAGTGTCGGTTTTGGGAATGTTACATCAACTGCAATCATAACAGTTCCCAAGGGCTGTTGCTTTAACATCTCGGTCGAGAACACATCCGAAAGCGCAACACCTACCACCACGCCAGCACCCACCATTTTGGTTCAAAATGCCAACTTAACCGTGACGAGAATTGCTTAAAGCGAGGTGAAGAAAATGAGCTATAGATTATACGAGGAAGCTAAAGAAAAGTTCTGCGAAGCGCTTGCGGAGATTGTAGAGGGCAAGCAGAGATTCGGTGCCGATGACCTCAGACTTGCAAAAGAAGCAATCAGCGGTCTATATAAAGCAACCATCCTTATGGAGATGGAGAACGGCGATTACTCATACGCCGACGGTATGAGCTATGCAAGAAGGGACAGCCGCGGCAGATACAGCCGAGAAAGCGGCGGTAATTACAGTAACCGTGGCGGCAACCGTGGCGGCGGTTATTCTCGTGACTATTCCTACCGTTATTCACGTGATGAAGCTAAAAAGGATATGGCAGAGGAAATCAAAGAGTTAATGCAGTACGCCGAGAACGAAACCGAAAGGTCAGTGCTCAGGCAGGCGGCAGAGATGTTGAAAAACAACGCCGAGAAATAATGCCGACAAAAGAAGAATTATTCGAAGCTATTGATGAGGTATCAAGGCTACCAGATACTTATTCCAAATGTCAAAAGCTTGCTACATTTTACATTTTGCTCAATTCGCTATACCCGGAAGAAGATTTCAAAAATGGCATTAGCACACAATTTCAAATCACAAATACAGAATTTGGGAGCAGCGAATTTTTACAGAAAATCAAAGGGCACGACATAAACAAGGTGATCAGCGTTTTAGACGAGCTGATGGAAGCATTAAAAGCTTTGAATCCACAGTTATACGCCAATACATTACGGCGATTTGAATGAACGAAAAGGCAGGTCAAGCACCTGCCTTTTTTGTATGAAAAAAATTCAAAAAATTTTTAAAAAAACTATTGCCAAATGTGTCACATAGGGTTATAATATAGATGTAATAAAGAGAGGGGAAACCTCAAAAAGAAAGGATAATGAAAAATGACAAAGACATTATTTAAAGGTAGATTGACAATGAGCAACACTGAGGGTAGATCAGATGTAACGTTTTCAAGGTGGACAAAATACGGAAAAGATCGTGTTTATGTTACATACGGTAGCAAAGGACATAGCGCAGGCTATATTGATGTAGCAGGGGAAACCCCCGAGTATATTTGCGAGAGCAAGTTTGACCGCAACGTTGTTATTGATTGCGTTAACACATTTTTAAGCAAGTACAGATTTTAATTATCAAGAGGAGGCGGCAATTATGAGCACCATTTATAAAGCAAACCAAAAGGCACTCGAAGAGGGTTGGGACTGGGACACAATCTTTGCAAACGACGCAATCGAAACGGTCGCAGAGTTTGAAACACCGGAAGAAGCGGAAGAAGCGTTTGAAAACGGTGGGTACGACCCCGATTTGTATGGCATTTTTTGATAAAAGGGGCCGTATCAATATCAATTTATTTTGGCTGACCTATCGGCAACACGGGGAGAAAGGAAAAGTTATGAAAGGTTTTAAAGCGTTTGGGAAAGGCATGATTTGCAGAGGTAAACAGTACAAAGAAAACACAGTGTTCGAGGAACAAGAAGCGGTTATATGTCGGAGTGGAATGCATTTTTGCGAAAACCCACTTGACGTGTTAGACTATTACCCATTGGTTGATAGTAATGGGAATGTAGTTGAGGTCGCAGAAGTTGAAGCGCTGGACGAGTGCCAAACAGATGACAACAAAAAGTATTGCACAAAAAAATTAAAAATAGGTTTTAAATTGTCGTTATCGGCGTTTGTAAAAGCGGCTATAGATTTTGCGTTTGAAAAGAGCGATGGCAAAGTGTTAACAGGCGATGGAGCAAAGCTTGCGAGTTCAGGCGATGGAGCAAAGCTTGCGAGTTCAGGCGATGGAGCACAGCTTGCGAGTTCAGGCAATTACGCACAGCTTGCGAGTTCAGGCGATGGAGCAAAGCTTGCGAGTTCAGGCGATGGAGCACAGCTTGCGAGTTCAG